AATGAATAAATTAAAGTGAATAAATTAATTAAAGTGAATCATTAAAATATATATGTCTAAATTTGTTCATATAATCATCTTTTAAAATATGGGTTTTTAAATAATGCTCTGTCATTTTATCTTCGAGCATGTGAACAATAAAGAATAAAGAGTAAATACCACATTCAGTATTACCATATTGATGCTCAATTCCTGCGTTGCTATCAAAATTAAATTTTATTTTATGTTTTAAGTTCATGCCTTGTTCTATAATTCTATCAACAAGAGCCTTTATTTGTGGTACTGGTTTGTCTCCTGTACTATCGAAAAAGAATATTGTTTTCTTTTTTATATTAATAAACATCGATATCCAATGTTGTCCTGGCTTATTATGAGGGTCTGTATTAAATATAATTCCTATTTTTGTTTTACCATTTTTGATTTGGTCTTTTAAACTAAAATTACATAATTCATCCCAAACACATTCACCGTATAATTTTCTAGTATCAAAGTCAATTGGAGATGGACCAATAAAATCAAAACATTTGTAAGCTTTTTCATATTGTTTCATAACTTTAATAATGTCTTCACTAGAAAGCCACTCATTTGGATTTTTTTTCCATTCTTGTGGAGATTCTGGGGCAAAGGAATCAGCCATATCACTCCCAACTGGACCAAATTCGGTTACCTGTTTTAACCAGCACGACTCTTTATTACACACCTTTTGTAACTTCTCACTTAACAAACGATGAATTTCTTTTGGAGAATTGGAGTTGATTTTGACATCGGGGTGTCTGGCATTCCATAAGTCCCTTAATTTATAAAGAGAGCGGTTTGTGTAACAGGTGAAGTCGTTCAGTTCATCTTTAGGCTTTGGGCTGCAATTAATTTTTTTTAATTTTATTGTTTTTTTTAAAGTTGAGCCGCCTACTCCTCTCGCTACATTTTTTCTCTTACTTTTCATTTTTTTTGTTTGTAGACGCCTCAATTTTATTTTTCGTGTCATTGTCTTCATATAAATTAACAATATTTTTCTTTTTTAGACCCTTAATTTTTAATTTTTCGTCTTTTAAATTTATTTCTTTTTGTTTTGGCATTATAGTTTCATCATTCTTTTTTATAATAGTTTTTGTAACATATTTATCTAAAGTATAAATGTCATTTTTGATTGAACGCATCAAAAGCTTGTCTGCCTCTACATTTGTTGTTGTATTTAAAGATATATCAGGTAAATTATAACTACAGTTATCATTAGGGGTTTCTAAATCATTGTATTCTGATTGTATTAGGTCATTGTTATCGATTGTCTTAAAATAGTTTATTGAGGAATTTAAAAAACTATCATACGCATATTTAACGTCTGGTAACAAGTCTTCTGGAGATTTACCTGATATTATCTCTCTAAATAAATTAAAAATACGTTTTTTATAAAATTTGATATCCTCTTTATTTAATTGTTTTGCCTTTTTACTTCTGATATGGTTGTTAAACATCTCTTTATTTAATAAACAGTCTAAAGTGACTTGGTTTACAAAAGCCTCTGACATTATAATATTTTACATTAAGATAAATATTTTACATTAAGATAAATATTATACTATTTGATTTAATAATAAAATTTTATTTGATTTAATAATAAAATTTTATTTGATTTAATAATAAAATTCATATTCATATTTAGTTTTGAGGGGTTAAATCTTTTATTTGGGTTCTTGTGCTATTCATAAACATATTATATCCAATTGAATTATCGTTCGGGTTAGGGTTAAAGCTTGAAAAAGTACTTTCACTGAATAACATATCATGCGGGTTTGGTTGAACGCTTGTTTTAAATTTATACTGATATAAATCACTATTACTATTGGGTACATATACTGCCTGACTACAATCTTGTAAGGCATAAATTTGGTTTCTTAATACGGATTCCGTATTTACATTGGAGGCAAAGCCTGACCACGGCGATTGAGTATTGCCTGGATTAAATGTGGTGTGTACATTATATGTTGGATTTTGATTCAGTTTTACATTTGTTGGTTTCCTTGGGTCTACAATTGGTAAATAAGAATATTTTGTCATTACAGGACGAACATCTATATATGGTTGTAACATTTGTGAAGGAATGTTTCTGTTGTATATTCTTGTATTCGTTTCTTCTTGCATTTTAGAGTTACAAATAGAACTTTCAATATATCCTTTATTCATTGATATAACTTTATCCATTGATATAATTATATATTATTTTTTTAACATTATTTTTAACATTATTTAAAAAAGTATAAAGAATTCGGTTTATATTATATATTATTTCAATGTGCGGAATATTTGCTCTTCTAAATCAAGAAAATATAAAATTAAATGGAATTGAAAATGAATTTATGAAAGGGAAAAATAGGGGACCAGAGTTTTCTAAATTAGATAATAGTTATATGAAAATGGTTTTAGGATTCCATAGGTTAGCTATTAATGGTTTAAATTCAGAATCTAATCAACCAATAGTTATCAATGATGTTGTTTTAATATGTAACGGTGAAATTTATAACTATAGGGACTTGTATGAAATGATGAGCATCACTCCTTTTACTGGGTCGGATTGTGAAGTAATTATTCATTTATACATTAAATATGGAATTGAACAAACTCTCACCATGTTAGACGGGGTTTTTGCATTTATTTTATATGATAATCGTGTATCAACTGATATAAATAATAAGGTGTTTATAGCTCGAGACCCTCTAGGAGTTAGGCCATTATATTATTTAAAAAATTCTAAGGAGTATTGTAACCTATACGGATTTGCCTCAGAATTAAAATGTCTTGAAAAATTTTACAATCTAAATACCGACCATTACTCTATTGAACAATTCACGCCTGGGACATACAGTATATTTAATTTGTCTAATACAGTTTCTTCTATTTGGAAACCTTTAAAAGAAAATATAGCTTATTTTACACCTAGTTTTTCTTATAGTCCTGGTATTTTACCATATAATAATCACACATTGATTAAGCAAAACTTGAACGGCATAGCTTATGCTTTGGCACATAGTTTACAAAATGCCGTTAATAAAAGATGTTTAACTACAGAACGACCAATCGCTTGTTTGTTGTCTGGAGGTTTGGATAGTAGTTTAATTTCTGCTCTGGTTTCTGATTATTATAGACTTCATCATGTAGATAAGCAACTAGAAACATATAGCATCGGGTTAAAAGACTCTGAGGATTTAAAATATGCCCGTATTGTTGCCGAGTGGATTGATAGTAAGCATACTGAAATTATTGTCACCGAAAAAGAAATGTTTGACGCTATTCCTGAGGTGATTCAGGCAATCGAAAGTTTTGATACGACAACTGTAAGGGCAAGCATCGGCAATTATCTTTTGGGTAAATACATCGCTGCAAATTCAGAAGCCAAAGTCATATTTAATGGAGATGGCTCAGACGAACTTTTTGGAGGTTATCTTTATATGAACAAATGTCCTGATGATATTGAATTTGACAAAGAAAGTAGAAGACTACTTAAAGATATTCATCTTTTTGATGTTTTACGCTCTGATAAATCTATATCTTCCAATGGTCTTGAGCCACGCACACCATTTTTGGACCGAAATTTGGTGAATTTTGTATTGTCTATTCCATCTTATTACAGAAATCATACAAATTTTAACGCGCCAGAAAAGAATATTTTGAGAGAGGCATTTAACATTAACGCTATTAATATTCTACCATTTAAGGATTCTAGAGAACAGCAGTTACTTCCTGATGACATTTTATTTAGAAAAAAAGAAGCCTTTAGTGATGGAGTAAGCTCTCAAGGACGTTCTTTATATGTTATTCTTCAGGACCAAATAGCTTTATATCTAAATATGGAAGAAAAGACGAATAAATATATATCTTGCATTGAAACTGAAAAATACTATTACAAAAAGGTATTTGCCAGTTTTTACCCGAATTGTGAAAACATTTTACCCTATTTTTGGATGCCAAAATATACAAACGCAAAAGACCCCAGCGCAAGAACGTTATCATTTTACACCTTTTAACATTTGAAACGCCGATTGTTTTGCGTTTATAAATTTAAAACAACATGCATAAATAGTATATACATAATGCCTTCTCTTGATAATTTTTTTTTGAATTTATTACAAGATGATTATACAAAATACAATTGTTTTATTGAAACTGGAACTTTAAATGGTTGTACAATTTTTTCTGTAGAACCATATTTTAATAAATTATATACTATTGAATTTAGTGAAAAATATTACATTAATACAAAAAATAAATATAGTGGTAATAAAATAAACTTTATATTAGGCGATAGTTCCATTGTGTTTGAAAGATTATTACCAAATATTACTGATAAATGTATATTTTTTTTAGATGGTCACTGGAGCGGTGGCGATACTGGACACTCTAGTAAAGATTGTCCCTTATACGAAGAAATTACACATATCAATAATTTATTTACAAATGATGCTATTATTATTATTGACGATTTTAGATTATTTGGGTTAAATAAATTAAGTGGTAAATTAGGTGAAGATTGGAGTGAAATAAATAAAGAAAAACTGTTAAATATTTTACAAGGACGAATTAGTAAGGTTTATCATTTAGATAGTGAATGTGCTAAAGACGATAGATTAATTATTCATATAAACGCAAAATACCCGGCATTTGAAATGTAAAAAGGTGTATAAAGAATAGACCCGCGTAAATATTTTTGTCTACCAATAATATAAATGTTTAATAAAAGGTTAAATAAATTTCAAGAAAAATTTGTTGATATAGTTATTTTTGTATCATATTGTTTAATATTTATTTCATTTTTTAGGCTATCTTCTACCGCACCACAATACCTAGAAGGCATAGATTATTATTTTAGAATTTACATTTGTTTATTTTTAATTTGGCGTTTTAACCCACTTAGAAAAATTGATACCTTTACTAATTTAGACCGCAAAATAGCATTCAGCGCCGGATTATTTATTCTCACAACTACTGCGTTAAATGATGTTTTAGGTGCTGCAAAAGAAAAAGCGGAAAAAATTAGACAAAAATTATTATCAATTCAATAAACTTTTTTTGTTTTATTTTTTTTGTCTATTTTATTTTTAACATAACGTTTGCTTAATGATTTGGGTTTATGTTTATTAAAAAACCTATGTAAATGGGTTATTATTTGTTTCCCAAGTATTTTATCAATATCATATTCTTGTAAATCTTTTTCAATAACTTTGTACTTATATCTTTTAAACTCTGCCATCATTATTTCATCAAACTCCGTTTCATTACCAATTATTTTTAATCCAATACCACTTTCTTTAAACTTTGATAACATATAGTCAAAGCTTAAATCGTAATAATAAGGTTTTATATTTATATAATAAATGTTATCATTCGCCATTTCAGGATAAAAGCTATCATCCATAAAACAAATTTCGGCATTTATGGGTATTTTTGTACATTTTATAAAGTCTTGGTGCGTTTTACTATGACTCGTTCTACAAATTTCTACGCGTGTTCCATTCACTTTAAACGCGGATATTAACTGGTCTATTAGTTTATAATTTATCTTATTTTCAAAGTAGGATATAATATGCTTAGACCATTCAACCGGTCCTTGATTATTTGTATATATCATCATCTTATGACAACATTTAGATTGTTTCTTACTTTTTAAATACATTAAAATATTAATTATATTTGGTCTAATAAACTCGGGAAATAAGTCTAAAATATCATTGAAATCATTTTGGTTGAGGGTAGGTTTATCCTTTAGTTTAATAAATTTATTAAGAGAGTCCCAAAAAATTCCATATTCAGTAAAATACCCGAGCGTTTCATCTAAATCAAATACAACTATTTTCATTACTAATATATGCATAGTTTTTAGATTTCAAAAAATACTTAATTACTAAAATATTATGTATCAGAATATCAAACAAAATATCAAAATAATATAATAATTTAATATTTTAATAGTATAAGACTGTATGAATGAATTAACAAACAAAGATTATAAACAAATTTTAGATTATTATAATAAACCTATTCCAAACTCTAAACGTCTATTAAAAATAAATGCCGAAAAAATATTAGCTGAAAAGCTATGTAGGTGTATAAAAAAAATAGACCCTGAAAATGAAGCAAAATCAATTGGAATATGTACTAAAACAATTATAAACCGTAAAGGCTACACAAGAGGTAAATTTCAGTGTAAAAAGAAAAGGTCTATTACATTAAAGAAAATACGAAAAAACAGTTACTAATTGTAGAAAATAATTGTATAAAATATTATTATTATATAATATTATTATTATATAATATTATAATGACCCATAAATATTATGATATAATTATTATTGGTAGCGGTATGGCAGGGTTATATAGTGCGTATAATATAAAACAAAAATCACCGACTACTTCATTTTTAATTCTTGAAAAATATAAAAAACAATGGATAGGTGGACGCGCAAGCAATGATATATTTTATGGAACCGAAATTGTTACTGGTGCAGGAATCGGAAGGAAAAAAAAAGATAAACTACTTTTTAATTTAGTTAAAGAATTCGAACTAGATACGAACGAATATAAAGTAACGGCTAATTATTCACAATTATTTCAACCTCTAAATATTAACACAACTATTAAAAAACTTAAATCTGAATTACAAAAATATAAAGGACCGCCTATTACGTTTAAAGAGTTCGCAACAAATATTTTAGGAGAAAAAACATATAACCTTTTTTTAATTACGTCAGGCTACACGGATTATGAGAACGAAGATGTGTTTGAAACTTTATATTATTACGGCTTAGAAGACAACTCTTTTTCTTGGACGGCATTCAATGTGCCATGGAAATTACTAGTTTCTAAATTATATCATTATATCGGTGAATCGCATTTCAAATTTTCAAATACTGTTACTAAAATAAACAAAGTTCATGAAAATCCATGCGAATTTACAATTGAAACCGAAAATGGTATAAAATATATATGTAATAAAGTAATTGTAGCTACCACAATTACTTCTCTAAGAAAAATATTTCCTAGTAAGCCAATTTACAATGATATTGAAGGGCAACCATTTTTAAGACTTTATGGTAAATTCTCTAAAAAATCAATTCCAGTTATGAAAGAATATATTAAAGGTCTTACAATTGTTCCTGGGCCATTACAAAAAATTATACCTATAAATGAAGACAAAGGTATTTATATGATTGCCTATAATGATAATAAAAATACTATTGTTTTAAAAAATCATCTTGAGAATACGAAAGAAAATCGCGAACTGTATTGTAGACTTATTGAAAAATCAATAGGTATACCTATAGGTACATTACAATTAGCGGCAATTAAAGACTATTACTGGCCAATCGGGACACATTACTATAAACCACTTAATACAAAATTATACCATAATAGAGATGAATTTATTGAAAAAGCGCAAAATCCTGAAAAAGGGGTATTAGTTGTGGGAGAGGTTGTTAGTCATAATCAAGGTTGGACTGAAGGTGCTTTAGAAAGTGTAACTCACGTTTTATCAAAAAAATGGATAAAAAGTGAATGCTAAAACCTTACTGTTCTTGAATTGTTTTTACTAAATAAAACCCGTGATACCCTATTGCCGCAAAACCCAACATTAGCAGAATTTCATACCATAAACGCGCCGTTTTCTCTCTATTGTAACCAATATATATTAAAACTGGTCCAATAATAAAGATATGAATCAAGTTTACCCAGTACCCTTTACCAATTTTTATATAATTGTAAACTTTATAGATATGGTAAAATATTATGAATATGCCTAAATAAAATATTATAGGATAAATGATATGCGGATTTTTGTCTCTATTTATACCCACATAAATAAACAAGGAGCCGACTACTATTATATGAAATAAATATACTAAAATGTGAATATCCATATATTTAGATTATATTTTAGATTTATATTTTTCTTACTTAAATATATAAGAATGGACACTTCTAAATTTAACTATGATAGCAATGAAACAAAACAAATGGGAGGAACAAAGGTTGTGCGTAAAGTTTCCATTCGTAATGGAAAAGGATACAAAAGTCTTACAAAATATCGCAATGGAAAAAAAATTGGGGCAATAAAAAAACACATACATAAAGACCATGTAACCCTTATTAAGGTTGGTAAATTTATTCCTGGATTATTTGTTGATTGTAAATGTAGTGGCAAAACAAGAAAAAATAGGAAATAAAAATTATTTATTTATAATTATTTATTTATAATTATTTATTTATAATTATAAATATTTAAATATAAATTGTATACAATCATATAAGTATGAATGTAAACTTTGAAAAAAAAGACTTATTTGATGATAAAACATTATTTGAACAATCTAAGGTTACTATTACAGTTCAAAAACGCAATGGTAAAAAATGTATTACTACAATAATAGGCATGGCAATTGATTTAGACTTACCCAAAATTTTATCTTATTTTAAGAAAACATATAACTGCTCTGGTTCTATTATAAAAGATGAAAAATACGGCGAAGTAATAACACTAACCGGCGACCAAAAAGATAATATGTATAACTTTCTTATTAATGAAGAAATAAATAAAAAAGAAGACATTATAGTGAAAGGAGCTTAAGCTAACTACTCAATTTTTTATAATGAAATAACTCAAAATCATCAAAAAATAGTTCATTCAATTTTTGAATTGTTTTTTTTTCTAATACTACATCTTCGGCTCCTATTTTATTTGAAACGTTTTCCTTTTTTGGTATATGTCTAATTTTGTCAAAACCAATTTTATTCAATATGATTCGAAAATCTTCTTCTAACGTTTCAAATTTCCCAATTAAGTCAACTCCACAGGTGCCATCTACATCCTGTATTTGGTTTCTTTGTGTCATAAATATGTGACCAAATTCTATATCAGACACTGTATATTTATTTTTACATAAATAGGCATAAAAATCACTTTTCAAGTTTAAAATTGTGTCACAATGCTTCCACCCGGATAACGCCCTTGAATAAGGATTTCTAATAAAACAGAATTTGGTATATGTTTCCCATTTGTTTTCATCCATATTCATTTGCCAGCTTAAATATTCACTTGTTTTACAATAAATTAAAATTCCTGTCACTTTATTAAAAAAAGAATTATCATATTTAGGGTTTCCTGTTTTTGCGGTTCCTGTTTTTGCGGTTCCTGTTTTTGCGGTTCCTGTTTTTGCGGTTCCTGTTTTTGCGGTTCCTGTTTTTGCGGTTCCTGTTT